GCCGAAGCGTCAAAGCTGCGTCCTCGGGCGCGGTTGACTTCTCAACCTGTCGCTTGATCGGTGAGATCGCGAACACTAGCGGAGCGCCGACTGCGTTCGTCGATCACAACCTCGTGATCCCGAACACCTCGAAAATCGTTTTCGTACAACACGACCCCACGGTTCTCGAGTTCGTGCGTCTCTTGGATTTCTTCCGTCGTCCTCTCGCCGAGGTCGCTACGAGCAAGCCCTTCTTGCTCATGCTGTTCGGTTCACCGATCGTCAAGGTCCCCTCTAAGTGCTTCGTGCTCAAGAACGCAGGCGTCACCGCGACGACCTCGATGCTCGACACCATCGCTTAAGGCTAATTGATGCGTTGGTATCATGACACACTTCGCGCGTGTACGCTCGACGTCGGCTCTGGTCGCGGTTCGGTGAAGATCGACCGCGAGGGATACGTCGTCGAGATGAACGACTACGCGCGTCACGCGCTCGAGCTGTGGGCTCCATCGATTGGATTTACGAAGGTCGACGACGCACCCACGGAGAGCGCACCCGCGAAGAAGCGAAAGCGCGCTAAGCGCCAGAGCTCCGCGGACTGAGAGCGAGAGAGGTCGATCACATGGGTATCTATTCACAGATCACTCCCGAGTTTCTGAAGAGTACGACGCTCCTCGGGATCGACCTCACGCTCGACGACGGTTCGGAGTACCCCGATCTCGTCTACACCCAATCTATACAAGCAGCGATAAGGCACGTCGAGAGCGACCTCGGGATCAATGTCGAGCCGTTCAAGGTCACGCGAGAGCGCCACGACGCCGAGCGCCAAGGTCAATTCTCGTATTGGCCTTTTCGACTCGACGCGCGCCCCGTGATCTCGTTTCAAGCTGCGCGGATCAGGTTCGGCTCGTTTCAGCCCGTCGAGGTCCCGACATCGTGGATCACGGCGACCTCGACGACACACGGACAGATCCATCTCATCCCGAGCGAGGAGTCACTCGGCTCGTACTTTTTCCGCGCGGGCGTTCCCCTGATGGGGGGCTTCGGGATCTATGAATCGCGTGACTACATCCCCGCGTACTTCGAGTTCGACTATACTGCGGGGTTCGATGAGCGCACAGGGACAGCGACGATCCCCGCGGGGGAGACGAGCGTCGATGTTACGCTCGACTCTCGCGTGCTCCTCTCGTACCAAGTCACGACGGATCAAACGTCGGTCCGCGTGAGCGGTCGAGGAAATGAGGGCTTTACGCTCAGCGTAACGAGCGCGCCCGCAGAGGACCTCGTGATCGCGTGGACGCTCGACACGCTCCCCGCGGACCTCAAACAAGCCGTCGCGATCAAGGCTGCGACGCTCTTACTTTTACACGTCGCGGGCGATCTGATCCTCGGCGCGGGTATCGCGTCGCAGTCTGTCAGCGTTGACTCGCTGAGCACGTCGATCGATACGACGTCCTCCGCGATGTACTCGGGCTATTCGGCGCGCGCTGAGAGCCTCGACAAGCAATACAAACTCCTGATGAATGGTCTCCGATCTCAGTATCGTGTTACTCAGTTCGGTGTGATCTAATGACAGCATTTCCTAGTAGAGAACCGACGAAGGTGCGACCGCGCGTCGACTTCGATCCTGAGCGAGTCAGAAAACACATCTTCGCGAAAGGGGTCGATCTGACGTGGGCGCAGTGCGCGGAGTGCCCTTGTGCTCGAAGCGCGAGCGACTTCACGCTCGATCTGAGCTACTCGAGCGCGTCGACTGAGACGGGTGAGGCTCGACCCGATTGTCCACTGTGCGACGGTCGCGGGTACTTTTGGCACAGCGAGCAGACGATCCGCGCGATCGTCACATCGGGGTCGAGTAAAACCGACGCGTTCGCGGTGTATGGCGAGTACGCTCGAGGGATGGTGTCGATTACGACGCTCCCCGAGCACCTCCCCGCGTTCGGTGATCGATTCGAGATCATCGATTCCGTGATCGTGTTTAGAGAGACACAAACGCGAACGGCGAACGCGGTCGAGGCGTTACGCTATCCGATACAATCGCGGACGCTGGATCTCGCGACGGGCGAGACCGTCATCCGTGTGTTGCGCTTGCAGTTCGCCGACGCGAACGGCCTGAGCGCCGAGGCTAACTCGTTAACAGAGGGAGAGGACTTCGTCGTCACTGAGGACGGCGAGATCGATTTCTCACTCGGCGACGCGAGCGGAACAGCGCCCGCGGAGGGTCTGCGATACAGTGTCTCGTATTATGCGCGTCCTCGTTATTATGTGGCTTCTCACCCTCACACTCATCGCGACTCTACACGGCGACGTAAGAGCACCACCGAGGCGCCGATCACGCTCCCGATACAAGTCGAGTGCTCGCTCGAGTTCATGGGGTGAGACGATGCCACAGATCGAAGCGCACACGGACGCGCTACTCGCTGCGTTAGGTTTCTCACCCGCTGAGTCGCGACGTCGATCGCAGACGCTCGCGGACCTCGTGCTCGCGGAGTGGAGCGCGGGCGCGCGTAACAAGCTGAACTCGACGCGCGCTGCTTACCTGCGATCACTTCAGGTGCGCGACGTCTCGGCGTCTGGCTTCATCTGCGGATTACCCGCGTCACCCTCCACCGCGATCATCGCGCACATGGTCGAGCAGGGGATGGGGAGCGGGGGGATCGGCACGACGGGCCCGTATGACGTTCGTAAATATCTACTCCAAGCGTCGACGCGTAACATACGCCGACGCAAGGACGGGGGGCTTTATCTGCACGTTCCCTTCAATCACAAAGCGAAGGATCTCAAAGCGAACTACGGCTCATTCATCGCGAACGCTGCGCGCAGACTCCAGGCGACGACGACCGACGCCAATCGGCGAACGCGCTACGGTGGGCGACTCCCCGAGGGGCAAGTGCTCAAGTTGAAACCGCACCATGTAACCGACCCGCTCGCGGGTCTTGTGCGACTCGCGTCCACGTACTCTCGAGGAGCGGGAGGTCGAGCGCGCACGCAGACGAGCGGGTATCGGACGTGGCGAACCGCGTCTTACGCGAACACTCACCCCGACGCGTGGATGAGCTCAGGGATCACCCCGCGCCGAATCATGGACGACGTATCGAGGGAGCTCCCGACGCTCATCTCTCAGGTGTACTAATGTTATTCGACCTCAACGCACAGAGCGCGCTTATTGCAGGATTCAACTACTACAAGACGCGCGAGGCTGAGTTCCGCGCGCTGTTCACGGGAGTGAGTGACGACGTGCTCGGCGCGTGGTTTACTGAGCTCTCGCAACATTACCCACTGTTCAGGACACGCAACACGCGCGGGACTGATGAGGCTCCGATGCTCGTGGTCGCTCCGCAAGACGAGCGCGTGACGCAGACGGTCCTCGGTGACTTCGACGTGAGGGATGATCAAGGGCGGGGCGTCGACTCGTATCTGATCCGCGAGACGGTTGAGGTTCTGATCATGGCGCGCTCCGCTGACATGGCGCGCGTTTACCATGTCCTCACGAGAGCGTCGATCGCGATCGCTCGACGCGCGCTCCATCGCGCGGGTTATCATCTCGTCGAGTATGGGGGAGCCTCGGGGCTCGCTCCTGAAGAGGACCTCGCAGCGGAGGAGCTGGGGCTCTATATACGGCGCGTTACGGTCACAGCGGACCGACGCGTCTCGATCACGATCCCCGCGTCGGCTGAGTTCGACGTTGATGTTTACTCTGGTGACGAGATCCTCGTACTCTCGAGCGATCAAACCGACACATCGGGAACGGCGGGGGGCGTCGATGTGTGATATACTCACTGCGAATCTATAGGAGGATTAAATGCCGTCATCACTCAATCTAAACGGGCTCCGTGTATTCCGTCCCGCGGTATACGCGACCGTCGACGCCTCTGCGCTCGGTGGTCAAGAGCCGAGTACAGGGAACGTCTGCATCGTCGGCGCGTTCCCCTCTTTCAAACAATCCGAGGCGCTCACGTTCACGAGCGCGAGTAACCTCGTCGCGTATGATCCAACGGATCCAGAGCTCGCACAGCTCGCGCGACTCGCGTTCGCTCCATCACTCGACGACCGCATCCCCGCGGGTGTGGCGTCACTCTCGTTCCTCAACGTACAGAGCACCACGCAAGCGAGCGCGATCCTACTCGACACCGACGGGGGCGACGCGCTGAGCGTCAAATCATCGGTGTACGGTGAGCGCGGGAACCGCGTCACGGTGGACGTCGAGAACATGAACACCGATCAAGTTAAGATCGTCATCAAGCGCGACTCGATCGAGGAGACCCCCGAGGGCATC